CTGCGGGTCGCATCTCACGCGACTGGGCTGAACAGCGTAAGCGACAATGGGGTGAGACTTCTTCCATCTACCAGAACCGTGTCCTAGGTGAGTTCGCCAAGCAGTCCGAAGACAGTGTCATTCCTCTTGCGTGGGTCGAGGCTGCTGTCGAACGTTGGAAGGACTACATGGCCAAGGTTGAGTCTGGCGAGGAGGAGCTTCCGCCAATCAACAAGATCGGCCTTGACGTTGCACGCAGCGGCGAGGACTGGACAGTCCTTGCAGCGCGTCATGATCGTATCCTGGTTGAGGTTAACCGTTGGGCCCTTGCCAGTACGATGAAGACCGCTCGCAACGCAATGAACTACCTGCACAAGCTGAATCACCGGTATGCATGTGTTGACGTTATCGGTATCGGTGCTGGTGTCGTTGACTACATGCGTGAGTCGGGATTCACTGTTGACGCCTTCAACGGCTCCGAAGGTTCCAAGCTCACGGACATCTCCGGTGAGATTGAGTTCGCAAACAGACGAGCAGCCTCCTGGTGGACGATGCGGGAGCTCCTGGATCCGATCAATGGGGCTGACGTTATGCTACCAGATGATGACCTATTGATAGGGGATCTGGTGGCTCCGAAGTGGCAGATCACCCGAGGTGGTCGTATTCAGATCGAGGATAAGAAGGAAGTCAAGAAGCGTATCGGTCGATCACCGGACACGGGCGATGCGGTTGTTCTGGCGTTCTGTCCTGAGGAACCGGTTGAGTGGGAGACGAATGAGATGTACGTCTATGACGAGCCAGTCGTCATCAGCCCGTATTAGTACGGTGATGGGTTATGGTTGAGACAAACGGTAACGGTCGAATGGCCCAGCTGTCTGGAATGGAGACGGCTGAACTCCTGGAGGTCATTAACAGTTACGACCTAATGGTTGAGACCTTGTCGGAGAGTATGGCCGACATTCAGCTTGCACAGGAAGACATTGGATGGCGTAGGCTGAACTGGGACGGACAGGAAGATCTGTTCGACGCTAGTCAGATCATCGAGATCATCCAGTTGTCCCGCATTGCCTGGATCATGAACCCGCTGATCAACCACGCGGCGATCGTCCAGGCTAACTACGTCTTCGGGCAGGGTGCTAGTGTTCGTGCGAAGCCTGGACCTGAAGTGAATGAAGTCCTCCAGACCTTCTGGGACAATCCGCAGAACAAGAAGGTCCTTACCGGACCCATCGCTCTGTGGAACAAGGAGGTTACTCTTCGGACAGAGTCGAACATCTTCTTCGTCCTGTTCACGAATATCTCGAACGGTGAGGTAATCGTTCGTACGATTCCACCGGAGGAGTTCATCAAGGGCGGGATCATCTTCAACCCTGAGGATCGGTTCGAGCCTTGGTTCTATCACCGCATCTGGACTACACGGGACTTCAACCCTGTCACAGGCACGTTCGCGGATAACTTCAACGTCCAGGAAGCGTTCTACCCGGACATTGATTACAACCCTGGGATCAAGCCTGATGCGATCAGGACACATGGCAAGACGATTCCTGTTCATTGGGAGTCACCCATTAAGCACGTCAAGGTGGGTAACATTGAAGGACAGCCGTTCGGTGTCCCTGAGATGTACTCCGCATTGAACTGGGCACGTGCAGTTAAGCTGGACCTGGAAGACTATGCTACCCTTCGTCGTGCGCTTGCACGGTTCGCATGGAACCTTAAGACGACAGGTGGTAAGGCTGCAGTCCAGCAGGCTAAGTTGAAGTTGGCATCTACTCTTCAGACAGGTGGTGCGGATACTAATCCACCACCCGCAACAGGGTCTACGTTCATCGGTGCAGAGGGTCGTGACATGCAGCCGATGAAGCTTGCAGGGTCTACACCGAACCCTGAAGAGGGCCGTAGGCTTTGGTTGATGGTGTCTGCCGGTACAGGTATCCCTGAGACGATCCTTTCCGGGAACGCCGATGTCGGTAACCTGGCAACCGCACGGACCCTTGACCGGCCCACTGAGCTCCAGATGAAGACGCGGCAGACCCTTTGGGAGGAAGTCCTGAAGGACATCTGCATGTACGTCATCGCCAAGGCAGTTGAAGCCCCGAGTGGTCCGCTTAGGGGTGATGTTGTCAATGGTGTTGTAGAGCTCACCGCTGTCGAGAGGGCACCTAGTGGTCGAGGTCGACCGAGGGTGGTCTCTGGTAACAAGGTCGAGATCGAGGTCAACTACCCGCCGATCCTTGAGCGGAACAAGAAGGAGAATGTCGACGCCATCGTCGATGCGATCACCCTTAGTGGTCGTGAGCCGAAGCGGATGTTCTCAACGGATTGGATCCGTCGAGAGCTTCTCAACGCACTTCAGGAAGCTGATGTCGATGGTGCGATCGATAAGCTCAACCGTGACGCAGAGGAAGGCATTGACTTCCCAGGTCCTTCCGGTCCTGATACACAACAGCCGGGTACCGGGGAAGCAGTTCAGCAGGCTAGTACACGCGAGCGTGTGACGAATAATGAGTTTGTCGATCAGGCCTAAGATCGCAGAGCCACCGAGTTAAAGAAAGGTAGGCACCGTTGAAGGACGCTCTTTACTGTAGTATAATCACATTAGGACGATTAGGAGTGGGCAGTGGAACCACCTGAGAGCATTACATCCTTCGCAACCACGGAGCCGCAGGTACTTAGTGAGAGTGCCGTCTTCGGGTCTCTGACGAAGGATCGCTTTCTCAAGGACGGAAAGCTTCCGCTGAAGATCATCGCTCCGGGTTGGGGGACATCAGGATACTACGGTCCTGACATCCTTGCCGAAGCGGACCGCAACAACATCTTCCCTGCGGGGACTAAGATGTTTTGGGATCATCCGTCCATCACAGAGGCCGTTGAACGCCCAGAGCGTTCGCTGCGTGATCTCGCTGCAACCTTTGATGGTGCGGCAAAGTGGAACGCGCAGGGCCCCAAGGGGCCTGGTCTGTATGCCGACGTGACTGTGTTCACACAGTTCCGTGAAGCCGTGTGGGAAATGGCGCCTCACATCGGCCCGTCTATCCGCGCCCTTGGACCTGTGAAGTTTGGGGAGGCAGAAGGGAAGAAGGGACCAATCGTCGAAGGGATCATCGCCGCTCAGTCTGTAGACTTTGTTACCGCCCCAGGGCGGGGTGGTGAGATCCTACAGCTGTTCGAGGCAGCGAGGCCTGCTGCCACTCCAGGCACAACGGAGTATCACCTCCACATTGACCCGGAGACCAATCCACCTACTCCACAAGGAGATGACGCAGTGGAGCTGCAGGAAGCACAGCGTCTCATCGGTGAGAAGGATACGAAGATCACGACCCTCGAGGAGAGTGTTCGTACCCTTACCGGCGAGCGAGATGACTGGCGCACTAAGGCTGAGAGGGCCGAAGGTGCATTCATCCTGCGGGAGGCGAAGGACCTTGCTACTAGCGAGCTGGCGAAGAACCAGGTCCTTCCCGACATCGTGAAGACTCGCATCGTCGAGCAGGTCTCACGGAACCCGCAGGTCAATGACAAGGGCGAGCTCGACAAGGACAAGCTCACCTCGCAGCTGACGGAAGCTGTCAAGACCGAGGTCGCGTACATCGCGGCTATTACCGGTAGTGGCGAAGTCCGTGGGCTCGGCGGTGGTGATCCTGCTCCTGAGAGTGAGGCAGTCACCAAGGCACTTCAGGAGTCGTTCCAGAGCCTTGGCCTCGATGAGAAGCAGGCCGCTGCTGCTGCTTCCGGGAGGAGCTAAGCATGGCTACCAATACGCACCTTAACGAAGCAGATCAGTACGCGGTCCCAGTTCCCTCTGGCGTACTGAGTGGCCAGCCGGTTCTGATCGGTGCGGCACTTCCGGGTGTTGCACTCTTCGATCGGGACGAGGATGGTGAGGCGACCGTTAAGTTTAACGGTTCGTTCAACCTCTCCGTCGTGTCGGCTGAGGCACACGCGATCGGGGACATCATCTATATCAACGCTGGTACACGAGTTCTCTCAGGTACCGCCGCTGGTAACGTTCGCTTCGGTTACTACTTGCAGGCTGTCGCCGGTGCAGGTACCGCAGTCCTCCCAGTGAAGATTGGATACTAAGATGGACTTCCTCGAAGTTATCGAAAGTGTCCGCGCGGAGGATGCGAGTGTCCAGACTCTCTTCGGAGATGCTGGTGATCGCACGCAGACCCGACGCGGGCAGGTCAACCCCAAGTACATGCACAAGTTGGCCGAGACGGCGAAGTTCCTCGGGGAGATCAAGACGGGCAAGCGTCCTGTCTATCATCTCCAGGAGGCCCTTTCCACCTCGGACTTCCCGTTCCTGTACGCGGATGTGCTCGATCGTGTGATGCTCACACGGTACCAGGGCATCATCCCGGACTGGACGCAGTACGCAGTTCGTCGAACGGTTCGTGACTTCCGACCGCAGGAGATCTCGAAGCCGTGGATGACTGGTACTGGTGGGTCGGAACTCCAGGTCGTCAAGGAGCACGAGGAGTACCCAGAGGCAGCGAACTTCGCAGAGCTGCCGCTGGCCACGTGGAAGGTTCGTAAGTACGGTCGCCGGATTGGTCTCTCGTGGGAGATGATCATCAACGACCTGAACAACGAGCTGGACGATCTTCCGAACCAGCTGGCACGTTCAGCACGACTTACCGAGAGTGCTCGTGTTGCGGAACTGTTCATCAGCTCCACAGGACCGGCAGCGGCCCTGTACAACAACACGAACAAGAACCTCGTCAACATTGCAAACGGTGCGAGTGCGAACAACCCGCCACTGTCGATCTCGGGTCTCCAGGACGGACTTCTCGTCATGGCGAACCAGACCGACGAGGACGGCAACCCGCTCTTCATCGATGCAGTCACGTTGGTGGTTCCGCCGGCACTCGAGGTTCTCGCGAACAACATCCTGAACGCACTCCAGATCGAGCTGACGTCAGCACCTGGTGTTCGGGATAGCGGTTCTGGTGAGACTCGACTGATCGTCAACAACTGGCTCTCACGGCGTGTTAGCCTCGTTGTCGATCGGAACATCCCGCGGGTTGCAACGACAAACGGGAACACCTCGTGGTTCCTGTTCGCAAGTCCGAGTGACACCAACGGTGCCATTTGGCTTGGCTTCCTGCAGGGTCATGAGACTCCGGAGCTCTTCATCAAGTCCCCGAACGCCCGTCGGATCGGTGGCGGAGACGTCAACCCGATGGACGGAGACTTCGATACGGACAGCATCCACTACAAGGTCCGTCACGTGCTTGGTTCGACGATTGTCGATCCTCGCGGTACGGTTGCCTCACGTGGCACTGGCCTGGTGTAAGGAGTAGCATGATGGCAGACGAGAAGACCGCAGTCTTCGTTGCGGACGAGGAGGGCAAGCCTAAGCAGATTGCCACCTTCTCGAACCCCGACGATGCTGCCTTCTTTGCACGGCAGAGGCTCACTCGTTTCGGAACTCTGAACTATGTCGGCTCAGCGAAGGATAAGGATGCCATCAAGGCAGCTGTAACTCCTCCTGAGGCGGCACGCCCGATCAACAATGCTATGGAGGCGAAGGTCTCGCAGATGCGGGCTAACGCAATCCAGGAGCAGGCTGACGAGGCGATCCGGGAAGCTGTCAGTGACAGTGCGGAGGATGCAGTTGCCGAAGTCAAGGAAGCAGCCGAAGCCGCAGCAGAGGCCCAAGCCGAAGCAGCCGAAGAGGAAGATGCCTCGGAGGCCGATGACTCGGAGATGACGGAGAGTCCGCTCGACGAGAGCACGACGACCGCTGAGACCGAGGCGGATAAGTAGGTCACACAGGTCGGAGGAGTTCGGCATGGGGCTCCTCCGGCCTTGTCCTATAAGGAGTGAGATGTGGCCGACAAGAAGTACCTAGAGATGAGTCGGGAGGAACTCGAAGCTGAGTCCGAACGACTTGCCAAGGAGCGTACTAAGATCCGTTTGCAGCAGGTTGAAGTTGATGGTCTGCTTGATGCCCACAGGGCTATGGAAGCAGCTAACCTTTCACCTGATACCGTGAAGCAGATGTATCGGATTGCGAGCATCGGCAGTAAGGGTGAAGCAGGGGCGGTTAAGTCATGAACACGCCACCCCTCATTATGGAGTCTGCCGTTAGGCCGGCCACCATTGCCAGTGCTGTTAGGCATGCAGTCAAGCACGAGGAGATCTGGCAGCCTAAGACGCTCGTCGGGATGTCAGTCTTCAAGGCACTCAAGTACGTTCCGGATGAGTTGGCCCTCGAGATCATCGACCAGATGAAGTCGGTGATGATCGCAGAGTCTGCTCTCTACCTCAAGCGATTCAACGGACCAGAGGCGGATGCTCCGTTCACAGTGGACGACTTCGGTCTGGTCTCTCGGAAGGTTGTGACTGACGCGGGTGTCGGCTTCATTGTCGATGCCTTCCAGAACACTACCGAAGTGGAGCTGATGAAGTTCCATGGGATCGGTTCTGGTACTGGCGCAGAGGCAGCGGCTAACACCGCACTCGGTACGGAGTTCACGACCCAGCTCAACCCTGACTCAACTCGAGCGACGGGTTCAACTACTGAGGGTGCATCAGCAAACATCTACCGGACAGTTGGTCTTAATACCGTCGACTCCAGTGTGACCGTTAACGAGCATGGCATCCTTAACCAGGCAGCAACTGGTGGTGGTGTTCTACTCGATCGGTCAATGTTCTCTGGGTCACCTGTTGGACTAACTTCCGGCGATAGTCTTCAGAGCACATACGACCTGACGTTTAGCTCTGGCGGCTGATGCCGCATGGCTAATACAGAGATCTCCGACCTCGCTGGGGCTTCTGCTTTACTGGCAGCAATGGAGTTTGCTGTCAACGATGCAGGGGCGAGTAAGAAGGTCACTGCTGCACAGATCGAGGCCTTCCTAGAGACGCTTGGCTTCCCCAGGGTCAAGCGGCTCAGCACTCAGCACTCAATCTCCTCAGTCACCGGTACCGAGGTCACTGACCTCACGATGGCTTTGGAGATTGGTACGTATGTCTTCGACTACACCCTAATCGTTCGGTCGGCCACTGCTACGGTTGGTCCGATGGTTGGTGTGAACTTCGATGGCACTGCCGCAGTCAAGACCATGATCGCTTGGTGGGCAGACGCTTCAGGTTCACTCCTCGCCGAGACGCACAACATGGATGATCAGGGTGTCCTTGGCACAGGCTTCATCTCGGGTATGGCGAACAAGGCATACTCGACTAGCTCTCCGAACATGGGGACGACAGTCGGTGTAGCGACGACAGCATCTGATACGCCGATGTTCATCCATGGCATTCTAATCGTCACTGCTGCGGGCAACCTTGAGCTCTGGCACTCTAGCGAGACAGCCACTGCGACCAGCATCGAAGTCGGGAGCTCACTGGTAGTCGTTCGGACAGCCTGATGGCTAGTGAGTTCGAGTGTGGCTTCGAGGATGCTGCAGTCACTACTCACTGGCCTACGATCGTAGGAACTTCCCCAACACTCTCCACTGCAGTACCAGATGGTGGGGCGAAGTCCCTTCGTGTCAACCCAAGCGGGGTCACTAGTCGAGCAGCACATGCGCTGACGACCGGCCGGACCAAGGTGATCCACATCCGGTTCCGATTCGGTAGTCTACCGTCTGCCGACACACCACAACTCGCCAAGATCTTCCAGACGGCTGGCGCCGATGACCTCGTGTTCGGGTACCGTAGTGGACGGAAGCGTGTGTCACTTCTTGTCCCCTCTGTTGGTGGTGAGGTCTTTAGCAAGTTCGAGGTCGCGGCAGGTGTCTGGTACGACATGGACATCTTGTTCGTCACCAATGCCAACCCATGGACTGCACAGTGGAAGCTTGCAGGTGCAGAGCAACAGCCATGGTCGTGGGCGACTGCTGCAGCAGACATCAACGGGGTTGCCCTCGGCACCAATGTTGCCGACACGTTTGATATCTACTACGGCGATGTGAAGGTCGGCAACGCGAGTGGTGACTATCCCTGGCCGGCGGGTAAGGTGCCAGATCCTGCGGGTGGTTCTGAGGCTTATGTCAACAATGTCAGTGATGGGTTCTACCTGCTGGAAGGGACTACTGACAAGATCCTGTTAGAAGGGTCAGCGACAGATGCCCTTATCACAGAGGGGTTCGCAGCTGGGTCTACATTCAACATCACACCGTCAGGGGTTATAGCTCCTGCGGGTGCATTGAAGATGGAAGTCCGCAGAGCATATGCTGGCAGTATCGCTTCTGCAGGGGTTCTGGCTAGGCAGGCACAGAGGAAGTACGCAGGCAGTATTACCCCTGCAGGTGTCCTGGTTCAGCAACCGCAAAGGAAGTATGCTGGTAGTATTGCTTCCGCTGGTGCTTTGACCAACTCTAAGAGCGTTAACCGCTCTTACTCTGGGTCAATTGCTAGCGTCGGCACCCTAGTTAGACGACCACAGAGGGCCTTCTCTGGTGCGGTTGCTAGTGCAGGTACATTAGTTCGTCAGACCAACAGGGTCTTTGCTGGGTCCATTGCCAGTGTCGGTGTACTTGTTCGACGCACAAGTAGGTCCTTCGCGGGTACAATAACGAGCTCAGGTGTATTGACTTGGACAAGGTTCAAGTCCTTGTCAGGTGCGATTGCCTCTTCGGGGAGTTTGATCCGAAGTCCCGCTAAGGTGTTTGCCGGGTCTATTGCTAGCGTAGGTACACTATCAAGACAGCCACGAAGGACCTTCACAGGCACTATTACGTCTGCAGGCACAGCAAGTTTCATCAAGACGTTCATTAGGACCTTTAGTGGTACAATTGCTTCGGCGGGTACCCTTACACGTAGTACACGTAAGACTCTATCTGGAACGATTGCGTCAGTCGGTACTGTAGCACAAGAGGTCCGTAGACGGTTCACAGGGACGATTACCAGTGCAGGCGTTCTGATTCGTCGTCCTGGTAGGGTCTTCACCGGGTCGATTGCATCTGCAGGTGTGGTGACATTCATCAAGAACCTGACACGGGCTTTCAGTGGTACTATCACGCCCACAGGTAACCTGACACGTAGGACAAGTAGGACCTATGCTGGTGCTACTACTAGTGCTGGGGTTCTGATCCGTGAGACACGAAGAAGGTTCACAGGGGCTATCGCAAGTGCCAGTACACTGAGTGTCATTCGTCCAGGCGTTACCATTAACCGTACATATACGGGGACAATTGCTTCTGCAGGAACGTTAGCCAGGAAGACTAGTAGCGGCTTCAGTGGGGTGGTTACCCCCGTTGGTGTCCTAGTTAAGCAGACACGTCGGTCATTTGCTGGTGGGCTATCCACCGCGGGTACCGCAATTATAGAACGATCTGCCCTCGTGAAGGAAGTCGTCTTATCTGGTATAATTAGTAGTAGTGGAACTCTGACCAAGAGGGTGCACCAGGCATTGGCCGGTACTGTTACCACTGTAGGGACCTTGCGGCGCGACGTCTCCAGGATGTTCGCGGGAACGATACTCCCTGAAGGTTCCCTTAGTAAGACTCTTGAGATCCAGTTCTCGGGTCTGGTTGATTCAGCAGGGACGCTGCTCAACCAGTTCATCGCTGCAGCAACGATAACTCCGAAGCTTCTGGCAGGGCGCAGTATGGCAGTGGCCCGAAGCTTCGTGAATGGTGCTTTTAATCGACGCAGCTCACGAAGTGATACGCGTGTCAGTTCACCTGATCCAGGTGCGAGGTCCCTAGATGACTGATATCGATACAGTCCGTTTGATCATCGCTGATCCTCCCCAGTTCGATCGTGCAGTTCAGCAGGGTGATGGAGCCAGTACTCAGGTTCTCCTTCCGAATGCTCCGGTCATCGCGGGAACGGTTACTGCCTGGTTCGATACAACTCCTACTGTTCCCACATTGGTTGATGCACGTCTTGGTCTTGTTACATTCGTCCCTGCTGCAGGGGATGGTGTCGACATCACGATCACGTATCAGTGGCAGATTCTCCTTGATGCCGATCTCCAGACATTCCTTGATCTGGAAGGCGGGAGTATCAAGAAGGCCGCTGCACAAGCCCTCGACACCATCGCGTCGTCGGAGGCGATGGTCCAGAAGCGCATTACGTTGCTTGACCTACAGACTGACGGACCCGCGACAGCCAACGCTTTGCGCCAACATGCCAAGGACTTGAGGCGTGAAGCTGAGGATGAGATGGCTGTGGCTGACGCTGATGGCATGATCGACTACGCAGAGATGGTCCTTCCACCCTTCACCAGCTATCCGTACTACAAGTACAAGAAGGAGTGGGAGGAAGGTTAATGCCTTATCGTCGAGGCCCTCTACACCCTCGCGGCCTTACGCACCTCTCAGAGAAGTACCCTTCTCGTGTGCGTATTGAACGTGCAGTGAAAGGTGCGAGAGACGTCTCCGGTGAGGAGAACATTGACACCTGGGCTCCTATCTACGAGAACGTTCCAGCTGCCATTATGGCAGTCATTAGACTCGGGGAAGAGTTTAGGAACTGGCGGCTTGAGATGGTCCTTGAACAGGTCACTCACCGCATTGCCCTGCAGGGTTACTTCCCCGACATCCGTGCTAGCGATCGACTGGTGACTGCTGATGGTGAGATCCATAATATCACAGCACGCCATCTCGATTCCCACTCCAGGATGACACGACTCAATACCCGACTCGTGTCTCCAGAAGCTGTTGTGGGGGTGGGTTAATGGCAAAATATGGCGGAGTTAAGATAGGGAATAGCGACATCCGTCGTGTCCAAGGTGGACAGAGGATGGGCGGTAACTATCGACAGGGCTGGGGTCTTGAGACTGTTACAATGGGTACTACCCTGACAGTCCCTGAAGCACGACGTCGTCTTAGGAACCTAGCCGACAGTCTGAAGGACCAGGCAACCGGAATCCTGTTGGGTGCAGCACACGTCCTTGTCGACGAATGGAAGCTGCAGATCGACGCCGAAGGTTACGGACCAGAGTCTGCGACTGGTGGTGAGGCGTTGGGCCTGAGAGAAGAGAGCGTCGAGTTCCTGGAAGATAAGGCTAGTCGATCTACCGGGAGATACTACAACTCCATCCGAGCTGAGGTCGATCAGGACCTTGAAGTTCATGTCGGTAGTGACATCCCTCGTCCGTCAGGTCGTGGTCTTGAGGAGGCTGCTTACCCTGAGCTCCTAGAGTTCGGAACGTCTCAGTTCGAGGGTATGTACATCCTGACGCACGCTCTTGAGGAAGCAGGCCCCGTAATGGAGGATGAGACAGTTCGTGTCTTTAACATTCTCCTCAATCGTACCCTCATGCAGGGTAGGAGGGGTGTCTGATGGTTGATGTCACGATTGATACTCTCGAGGAGCATCTCGTCGCACGGTTGCTCGTCTCGTTGCCTGACCCACCTGTCTATGGTAACAGGATCTACCCTCTACGCATGCCGGCACAGAACCAGGAACTTGAGTTCCCTCTGGTGGTGTACAAGCGCATCTCAGCTCCCAGGATCTATACTCAGGAAGGTGACGGGAGCATTGTCGAACCCCGGGTGCAGTATAGCATCTGGTCACAGACGTATAGGGATCTAGTTAAGGCAGGTGAAGACATCAAGAGGAGACTAAGCGGATACGTTGACAATGCGGCGGGCATTCAGCACTGCTTCATCATGTTCGAGTTGGACCAGTGGGAGGAGCAGACAGGGTTGTTTAGGAAGATGCTTGACGCACAAGCAGGATGGAAGGGACACTAATGGCGAAGGAGATCAAGGTCAACAAGTGGAATGGTCAGGACAACTTTAATTGTCCTTACTGCCCACATGCGACCACAGAAGGCAAGGAGATCATGCAGGCGCATATCCTTGGCGCTCACTCGACGGAGCTCCGCGAGTCTGAGGTTGAGGAGATGATGGCCGCTGCAACTAAGAACACCGGTGGTGTCCTTGGTGGAGCTGCTGATCCCACAGCTGACGAAGGGAAGAAGTAAATGGCAGGCCTGGGTCGGTGGGCGTTCGGGACCCTACTCCAGCTTGCTGACGCGGGTGGTACCGTCTTCACTACCATCGCCGAGGTCAAGGACATTGATGGTCCTGACATCTCGATGGACACCGAAGACATCACCCCGCATGATGCAGTCGGGGGCTGGGAAGAGTTTATCCCGACAATCCTTCGGTCCGGTGAGGTTACGTTCGACCTGAACTTCGTGCCGAGTAATACTCAGCATGGTGACAACTCGAACGGACTGATCGGACTCTTGAAGGCCCGGACGAAGAGGAACTACAAGTTGGTTCTACCTTCCAGCCCGGGTCATACGTGGGCCTTTGCGGCTTACGTCACAGGGTTCTCCAACAGTATGCCTGTTGGTGGCGTTCTTGGGGCGAGTGTGACCTTGAAGGTCACCGGTGTCCTGGCTCTGGCAGCGACTTAGTCTTAGGAGTAGACGATGGCAGGTCTCGGCCGCTGGGCCTTCGGGACACTCCTTCAGTTGGGTGATGGTGCAGGCCCTGAGGTCTTCACGACTATCGCCGAAGTGAAGGATATCGACGGTCCCGATATCTCGATGGATACGGAGGACATCACTCCTCATGACGCCGTGGGCGGATGGGAAGAGTTTATCCCCACGATCCTTCGTTCAGGTGAAGTCACCTTCGACCTCAACTTTGTGCCTAGCAACGCGCAGCACGGGGATACGTCAGGTGGTCTCATCAACCTTTTGAAGAACCGAACGAAGCGTAACTTCAAGCTGGTTCTTCCCACGAGCCCAACGTACACGTGGGCATTCGCAGCGTACGTTACGGGCTTCTCTAACAGCATGCCGGTCGGTGGTGTCTTGGGTGCCAGCGTGACGCTCAAGGTGACGGGTGTGTTGGCTCTGGCAACACCGTAGTAATAGGAAGAGGGCATTACAATGGATGACGATCAGGGAACAGGTATGGAAGTCCTCGAGGGTGGACTCTCTAAGGACCTTACAGCCGAACAGATCCTATCGGCCAATGACGAAGTCGTTCAGCCGGTAGAGGTCCCTGAGTGGGGTGGTCGAGTATGGGTTCGGGGGTTGACTGGCGCTGAGCGTGACCTGTTCGAGAATTCGATCCTCGAGGGTCGTGGTCGCAATCGTCAGATCAACCTCCAGAACTTCCGGGCGAAGCTTGTAGTCGCTGCGGCTATCAAGTCGGAGCATAACAAGTCACCCCTGTTCGATGACCCCACACACGTTCACCGTCTAGGCACAAAGAGTGCACGTGCGCTCCAGCGTGTCTTCGACATGGCACAGGAGCTTGCCGGGCTCAACGAACAGGACGTTGAGCAGATGACGAAGGAATTGGGAAAAGACCAGAACGGCTCTTCTGGTTCCGACTCGCTCTAGCCCTGGGGATGTCGGTCAAACGATGTCAGCAGGAGGTTGACAGTGAAGAGTTCTCTTGGTGGATCGCCTACAATAGGATCGAACCATTCGGAGAGAAGCGCGCTGACATCCGTTCTGCGATCGTTGCGTCCGTCATTGCCAACGTCAATCGGGACAAGAAGAAGAAGCCGTCACCATTCAAGACGACCGACTTCATGCCGGAGTTCGAGGGTGAGAAGTACACCGAGTACATCATGACCCCCGAGGAGACGGCTGAGGCTGCACAAGCAGTATTCGGTCAGCTTGCCGCTATGACTGAACAGGGACTCTTGGGAGAACTCCAGAGTGAGTAACGCCTGGACCCTACTCGTGCGCATGCAGGGCGATGTTCGCCAGATGGAGTATGCGCTCAATTCGGTCGAGCGTAGGTTCGGTGGCTTCGCAGGTACCGTTAGTCGTACAGGCCGTACAATGTCTGCGGCTGGTCGTGCAATGACAATCGGACTGACGGCACCTATCCTTGCAGGGGGTGGGGCAGCTGTCAAGGCGGCGATGGACTATGAAACAGCCTTCGCCAGTGTGAACAAGGTCCTCAGTGACGCGGACTTGAAGAACGCACACATCACCCTTGATCAGCTGTCCGACTCCTTGCGTAATATGGCAGCGGGTGCAGAAGCCATTCCGATTGAAGGTGGGGTTAACACCCTAGCCGAGATCATGGCCAAGGGTGGCGCACTCGGTGTCCCTGTCGAACGGTTGCAGGAGTTCACGGAGGTGATGGCTAAGCTGTCACTGACCGCGGACGACATCTCAGCCGATCAAGCCGCTACGTCCTTTGGACATTTGAATACGGCTCTTGGCTTCAGCGAGGGGCAGATCCTCGCAACGGCTGATGCGATTGTGCACCTCGGCAACAACGGTGCATCTACTGAGGGACAGATCCTTAGTATGATGAGCGCCATTGCGGGGTCAGCCGCAATCGTTGGTCTGTCACACGATCAGACTGTTGCTTGGGCTGCCTCGATGGCGAACATCGGTGAGAAGGCACAAGCCGGTGGTTCGTCACTGTCTCGGTACTTCCAGAACGTTTCCGACGCTGTCAGTGGACTTGATCCAGACAAGATGCAGGTCCTCGTAGATGTCCTTGACATGAGTCAGGAATCTATCCGGAAGATGTTCAAGGATGATCCGAACAAGATCCTCACTGACTTCATGGTCAACCTCTCCAAGCTGGACCCGTCGAAGTGGACTAGTGTCCTTGCCGATATGGGCCTTGGAGATCTCCTCCGACGTCGTGGCTTCACGAAGATGCTCAATGCACTCCGTGATGAGAATGCCGGTAGCCTTGTTGACATGCTTCATCAGGTCGGCAGTGCTCAAGGCCAGATGCAGATCGAGTACGAGAAGCGGGCTGAGACACTTGCGTCTAAGATTCAGGTCATTGGCCAGAAGCTTTACGAAGCCGGCATTCGACTTGGTGAGTCGTTGATCCCGATCATCAAGGATGACCTGCTTCCGATCATCGAGGACATGGTCAAGTGGATCCAAGATGCTGCTGACTGGTTTGCCAAGCTTCCTGAACCTGTTAGGAAGACAGCTCTCCAGGTCGGTATACTTGTTGCAGCAGCTGGTCCTCTCCTGTTCATCCTTGGTGGCATCCTTCAGTTCGCAGCACCACTGGTAGGTATCTTCCAGAAGCTGGGTGGCCTTCTTGGGATGGTCATCCCAGGTCTTGGTGGGATCACGGGTGGCGGTAAGGGTATGGCCGCAAGCATGCTTGGCGTGCAGAAGGTCTTCGTTGTTAACTTCCCACCAGGCTTTGGTGGGCCCGGAGCAGGCACCCCACCCATTGCTACCGGTGGTGGCTTCCTAGGTAGCTTCTCACGAGGCTTCGCGAAGATTGCCGGACCTGCCTTCGCACTCATTGCGGGGTACGAGATCGGTCAGCACATCGGCAACGCACTCCTCGACTCTGACTGGTACAAGGATCTCACTGGTGTCGATATACCGGGAGCTCGTAACTTCGAGCAGTCGGGCTTCGAGGCTACACTCGATAGTAACGACGCTGCTAGGCTCGACAAGGGTATCCAGGCAATCAAGGACCAGCTCAATCCGGACTACTGGGATCTACCGGCACAGCTCGCGATGGTCCTCGATGCAGGTGGTATTCGTACGACGCTTGAGAATCAACTTGCCGCACTTGAGGCGGAGAGGGCGACACTCGAAGACGTCGAGGGTAACACTCGAGGGTCAGTAGAAGCCGCCAATGCAGTCCGCGATGGTTGGGATACCGCAGCGAGTACGATTGCCGGTAAGCTCGACAAGCTGAACAATGAGGAAGTGATCGAACACCTGGCCCGCACTACAGAGATGGGTCTGAAGGGTGTTGGTACCAGTATTGAGAATGGGATCAAGACAGGTATGGACCCTGTCGGCGATATCGCAACACAGATCCTGGCCCGTGCTGAGCACCCGAAGGATCCGGCGGTCATGACCGAGATCAGGGGACACATCGCCGGACTGGAAGAGATCCAGAAGACGTACCTCGAGCGTGGTGATGTTAAGCTTGCCGAGAAGGTCCAGGCTAACATCGATACCCTGTACAAGTTGATCGACGAGGTCGACACAAGTAACGCCATCAACGAGCTGCACAGGCAGAATGCCATTCAGCAGGCTGCGATCGCACTGAGTGTTGCAGAACGTCACATCACTGCTACCAATGCAAACGGTACGCAGATCATGCTTGACAGGCAGGCAGTCCAGGCACTGAACCTTAATGAGGGTGCACGGTTCGCATCACTCAATGGACAGGTGTACGCTGTCAAGGCTTCTGTCGATGGTATGCATCTGACGTTGATGAACAAGAACTTCAGCCCGGTCATCTACAACAACAACATCGTCACTGCAGGGCCCAGTGGTCCGCCGATCATGTACAACCCTGCAGGCGGTAAGGAGATCGGAGCACCGCAACATCAGGCTGGTGCTTGGAACATTCGTAACAATGAGTTGGCATTCCTGCACGCAGGTGAGATGGTTGTCCCGTCTGGTCCTGCAGAGACATGGCGCCAGGCGATGGCCAGTATGCACAGTTCAGGTCCACGTGATGGAGCCAAGGAAGAGCATTACCACCTTGAGGTTGATGGCTTGATGCGAGTGCAGAGGCCGAGTGAACTGATCCGTCCGATGAAGCACCTCGCACGTGGCAAGAGGTTGATGCAGCCGGGGTACGACTTCCGCCATGGCTAGCCTGACGTTCAAGGGTACACAGCTCTACGACACTGCGAATCCTCCTTCGCGTAGGTTCTGGATCACTGAAGGTGGACCGCTTGAGGTTGATTG